ACGGCACCGTCCGGACACGACCTGCATATTCCGGCCCCATCTGGCGCTTTGGGGAGAGCTTGGGGAATGCCTTTTCCCGGCTGTGTAATTCGGGAACTGGGTCAAAGAATTGAGCCGTAAATGGCGGAGAGACAGAAATCCTCCGCCATTTCCGCCATGTTTCGCGATATTCCGTTACAGACGGAAATCATTCAATAATCTGGCCTTTCATTGTCCAGCATGTTCCGTTATTGTTCACGGTAATCAGGCGTCAAGTGGGGGATTGAATGGTGGACGGTAGGGTTGGGAGGACGATTTTTTGAGACGCCCAGCGAAGGCTTTGACAGCCGCTGCAGTGAAGGCCCATACCGAGCCGGGGAAGTACTTCGACGGGCATGGCCTCTACCTGCGGATCGACAAGCGCGGCACCCGCGCTTGGGTGCAGCGTATCGTCATTCAGGGCAGACGGCGAGAGCTTGGGCTTGGCAGTCCTGACTTCGTGTCGCTGGCCGATGCCCGCAACCTCGCATATGAAAACCGGAAGATCGCACGCGCTGGTGGAGATCCGCTGCAAGAGCGCTTGATCGAGAAGGCGGTAATGACCTTCGAGGAAGCGGCGCGCGAGGTTCACCGGCTGCACAAGCCGACATGGAAGAACCCGAAGCACGCGGACCAGTTCATCAACTCACTGGAGACCTACGCCTTCCCGACCATGGGAGCGATCAGGGCGCCCGATGTAACGCCCGCCCATGTGCTGACAGTCCTGCAGCCTATCTGGCTCAGCAAGGCGGAGACAGCGCGGCGCGTCAAGCAGCGCATCGGTACGGTGATGAAGTGGTGCGCGGCCAAGGGCTGGTGCAAGAGCAACCCGGCCGAGACTGTGGACAAGGCCCTGCCCAAGAGGACCGGCAAGAAGGAACAGCGCAAGGCCCTGCCTTATGCCGAAGTCGCGGGATGCCTCTCGGTGGTCGCGGCGTCCGATGCGGGGGTATCGACAAAGCTCTGTTTCGAGTTCCTTGTCCTGACCTGCGTGCGATCGAACGAGGCGCGGGAGGCCCGTTGGTCGGAGATCGACATGGATGCCGCGATATGGACCATCCCTGCCGCGCGAATGAAGATGGACCGCTCGCATCGGGTGCCGCTCTGCAAGCGCGCGCTGAAGGTGCTGCGGCGGGCCGAGGGGCTAGACGATGATCTGGTGTTCCCTGGTGTCAAGATCGGCAAGCCGCTGTCCGACGCCACCCTGTTGAAGCTGATCAGAGAGAACGGATATCCGGTGGATATCCACGGCTTCCGCACCAGCTTTCGCACCTGGGCGCAGGAGCGCACGAATTTCCCCCGTGAGGTAGCCGAGGCCGCGCTGGCCCACCTGTCAGGGGATGCGGTGGAACGGGCCTACGCCCGGTCTGATGTCTTCGATAAGCGGCGCAAGATGATGGAAGCATGGGCGGCATTCCTTGCCGACAAGCCCGCGCAAGTGGTGAGGATCGGGTGATGTTTACGAAAGAGGGGTGGTCATCTCCGCGCAGTCTTTACATTCGGCTTTACGAGCGAGAAATGCAGGGCTTTGAAGATTCCGTCGCGATGAGTGAGGGAGATCCGCGACTTCGATATGATCTGTATAACTTCGCGCATGAGACTGCCCATAGGGAAGCGCAAGTCGCGCTTTCTGAATTGATGATCTCCGCAAAGTATGGCGGGGTGATGCTGGCCAATGGCGATGTGGTTTCAGTAGACAACGCTTTTCTTTCGCGTGTCGAGAGCCGCTGTCCGTTCATCCACGCCTACTTTGATGGGAATACCGGCGAGGTTGGTCGGACCGAGGGGACGTGGGTTCGCAACGTTTCGTCGACCTTTAGGATGTTGAAGACAAGACACTTCAATGTTCTTTGGCTGACTATGTTTGTGATTGCGTTTCCAGTTTTAATTTTGTTGGGGTATCTGCTGATATTCATTGATGTGAATCTATATTTGCAAATCTCGGAAATGATTGATTGGTTTGCGTATAGGTGGTTAGTGCCGCTCATCTTGCTATATCTTGTTGGCCCATTCCTTTGGTTCTTTATCGTAGACATGAGGCGTCAAATTTTAGCGCGTAGAAGTTGCAGGGCCTACGCAGGGGGGCATCTCATCATTCCTGACCAAGTGTTCGAGGAGTTTGTCAGGTCATACTACCGTGAGAAACCTGCGGCAGAACCCGTGCAAGCCTTAGGGAGGCCGAGGCACTGTGCCTACGAATGGTACAAGGAGAGGGGCTTCGACAGGGAAGCCCTCGGTCTCAGCATGAAAGAGTTGCAGGAGGCGATGCCGAAAGATGATGACGGTAATCCACCAAGTGCCACCACGATTCGCAGTTGGGAGCGACAGAAACCCCCTACGGAAATCCAGTAAAGATCACCAGAAACCCCCTACAGAAATGCAGTATGGGGTTTCCGTAGTTTCTGTAGGCTATTTTTCCCCGCTGTGCATCCGCATCCTTCCCTCACGTATCGCAACATACCTAGGGAAGTTGACATGGCCGAGAAACACCTGCGCCGCCCCGCCGTTGAAGAAATCACCGGTCTGAGCCGCACCACGATCTACGAATTGATGAAGCGGGGCCAATTCCCGCGCCCCATCAAAATCACTGGCAAGGCGGTCGCCTGGCCGGAAAGTGCTATTGATGCATGGCTTGCCTCGCGCCCGGTAGCAGCGTGAGGTCCGCAGATGAAGATCGACTTCACCAGCATTGATGACGTCCTTGCCCTTAAACCCAAGGGCGTCTTTCGGATAGAAAATATTGGCCGGCGCACGGTAATTACGGTTCACCGAACAGGTGAGCCGGAAGAAGTCATCATCTGCATGTCGCCGGGTCATGCAAACCGGGTTCGGCAAGAGCTGACCGATGCGGGCATGACTGGCCTTGTGGGGGACAGCCTTTGACACTGCACTGCGCGCTGGCAGGTGCAAATGTCGACTTGCCAGCAGACCCCGACATCAAGCGCGCATGGGCGATGTCCCTGCGTGAGGCGATCCGCGAATGCGACCCAATAGTTGCCGCGCTGATCCTCTCTGACGAGCTGGAACGGCTGCGCCTCGGTGCGCCCGTTCCTCCGCTCATGAATGCAATGGATGATGCGCGGGCATGGGCCGATTGGGCAACGCCATATGAGGTGAAGGCGTTCTGCCTCGCCTGTTACAACGCCATGTCTCCAAAGGATCAAGCGGGCTTCCTTGCCTATGTGACGGGTCGGGGGAAGTAATGGTGCAAGACGATAGTGGGTCAGCTGGCGAGCCAGACGTGTGGCTTGGGAATGTCGTCAGCATCAAGTCGGCGCATGCCGGATGCGACGATCACGACCGAATGCCAGAGTCTGCCTACAGCAATGAGTTTCGCGAACCCTCCGAAGCGGAGCGCGAGGCCATTCCGGCCCTCGATTTCAAACCATGGGGCTTTCGGCCCTTGGATCAGATCAAGCCCGTCGAATTTGTCTATTCCGACTTCTACGCTCGCGGCTACACCACCCTGACCGCCGCGCCACCCAAGGTCGGAAAGTCGATGTTGGGGCTTGCCGAGGCGCTTGATATGGCTACAGGCGCGGGGATCTTGACCGGCCACGAAAGGATCCCCCTGCGCGTTCTCTACTACAACGCTGAAGACGACATGAGCGTCATCGAGGCCCGAACGGCTGCCCTACTGTGTCGCTATCGGATAGATCAGAGCGCCATTGCTGAGACCTTGTTCCCCATTTCGGGCGTGGACGCAGAAGGCTTCTATATGGTCACCGGACAGGAAGGGGTCATAAACGAGCCTCTGTTTGTTGGACTAGAGAAGTTCATCGCGGCCAACAAGATTGACGTGCTGATATTCGACCCGCTGCAAGACCTGTCGCGCAGTCCAGAGACGAACGAGGTCTTCCGAATTCTGGGCCAGAGGCTCAGGCGGCTGGCATCCATGTCACAGGTTGCCCTGGGGCTTGTCCACCATACCAGAAAGCTGGCGCCGGGCGTGACTGCATCCATCGACGACGCTCGTGGTGGTGGAGCCCTGCGAGGCACCTGCCGCTTCAACCGCCTGCTGCTGCCTATGACAGAAGACGAGGGCGCAAAGGCTGGCGTGGAGAACCACCGGCATTTCATCCGCATTGCCGATATGGAGGGCAACCTCGCCCCGCCCTCGGCTGATGTGAACCGCTGGTTCCAGAAGGTATCTGTGCCCATCCCGAATGGTCAACGTGTCGGTGCGATTGAACCATGGAGCTGGCCTGATGCGTTCATGGGATTGAGGCGTGAGGATGCGGCCGCAGCGAGGTCAGCAATAGGCGCTTGTGATCCTCCGGCAAGAGAGAACATCCAGTCACCCGCTTGGGCGGGCATCGTCATCGCGGAGGCCCTTGGCCTACCTTGCGACGATAGCGTGACGGCACGGAACCGCCTTAAGAGCCTGCTGAAGGAGTGGGTGAAGAGCGGCGTGCTTTGCATTGAAGAGTGGAGAGACCCTCAATCTAGGCGCGACGTGAAGGTGGTCAGACCTGGGCCTAACAACCCCATGACTGAGGTGGACGCATCATGAAAACCGCACACCTTGCGACACCTTGCGACACCTTAACTATGAGGGTGTGCAGCCCTGCCGTGCGCACCGCACACCACCCCCTCTATGGGGTGTGGGGTGTGGTGTGCGCGGGCAGGTGGGTAGTGAGCGCACCACGTCCAGCCGCACACCTTGCGACACCTTCAGCTACCGGGGGGGGTGGTCTGAGACTTTCGAGGGGGACAAGGGACCGGCGCGGGGGACTCAGCGTTAGAGCGGCACGAAATAGACTTTTTCCAGAACGACAGCCAGAAACAGAACAAGCTGAGGTTTGAGATGAGCAAGATCAGCCAGATAAATCCTGACAATCCGCCCCTCGATCGGTGGCGCGCTGACGAAGTTCTCGAGGGCGACGGCAAGCTTTGGGGGCTACCGCACATCGCCAAGGTCTTGGGCGTCTCGGTAAACACCGCCCGGAGATGGGCCCGCGATCCTTCGGTTCCGATCTACCAGCCGACCGGAACCAGCCAGCACTTCGCGCTCAAGAGCGAAATTATCGCCTGGCTGCGGAACAAGTGACCACGAAAACCACCGACTTTGTGCGATTTGGTAGGGTTTGCTAGGTTCTCAGGGTGACCAGCTATGAGCCATAGAATGGTCTATGAAGCTCACATGGCCCTTTTCCCGCACGGCGCCTGCGCCCGAACAGAAATCCTTCGCCGCGCCTGACGCGGCGCTTGAGGCAATCTTCGGTGTTCAAGCCAACTGGACCGGCACCCCTTTCAGCCTGCAAGAGGCGATGCGGGTGCCAGCCGTGGCAAACTCCATCCAGATCATAGCCGAGGCCGTGGCATCGCTTGACGTGCGGGTGATGCGCATCCATGGCGAGACAGAGGTTCTGGTGCCTGACCACCCGCTCCTCGGCCTTCTGCGTGGCGAGGCGAACGACTGGACGAGCGGCTTTGAGTTCATCCGGCAGATCGTCAAGGATGCCCTGATCTCGGACGCTGGCGGGCTGGCCTGGGTGAACCGCGTGAATGGCACCCCGCAAGAGTTGGTGCGCTACCGGTCATCGCTGACCTGTGACGTGGATATCGAGACCGGCGAACGGCGTTACATGCTGGGCAATCGCAGGGTCGACCCGCGTGATGTGGTGCATCTTATGCCGCCCCTGGGGTGGGCGCCCTTGACGCTGGCCCGCGAGGCGATCGGCATCACCATCGCTCTGGACCGACACGCGGCGCGGCTCTTTTCGCGTGGTGCCCGGCCTTCAGGTGCGCTGACGTTTCCGAAGGGGTTGGGCGAAGAGGCGGTAAAGAAGATGCGCGCTGCCTGGCGCGAGATCCACGAGGGCGAAGACACCGGCGGCCGCACGGCGATTCTGTATGACGGCGCCGATTTCAAACCCTTCACGCTGGCCTCGACGGATGTGCAGTTCCTCGAAAACCGGCGCTTTCAGATCGAAGAGATCGCGCGGGCCTTCAACATTCCGTCGCCCATGATCGGCGATCTGAGCCGCGCCACCTGGTCGAACAGTGAACAGAAGGGGCGCGAGTTCCTGAGTTACACCCTGGAGCCGTGGCTTCTGGGGCTGGAAGGCGCCCTGCGGCGTGCCCTGTTCTCGGATGAAGAGCGGGCCAGCCATGTGATCCGCTTCGATCGTGACGACCTCACGAGAGCGGACCTCACCACTCGCGCCACCGCGATCAACAGCCTGATCGCATCGCGGACCATCAACCCGAACGAGGCAAGAAGCTGGCTCGCCCTGCCGCCGCGTGAAGGCGGTGACGAGTTCCTGAACCCGAACATCAGCGCGACCCAGCCGAAGCCCGAGGGCAACGCCCCCAAAGCTGGGGCGGTCGAAGAGGAAGACCCGAATGCAGATGAATGACATCCTCGCCAATGCCGAAGATCAGGACCGGGGCAAGTGGTTTGCCCTGCGTGATCCGGTCACTGGCAAGGAAACCGGCATCCGCCTGCGCATCGCTGGCCCGGATAGCGCCACCCAAGCGCGGGCACGTCTGCGCATGGTGGACGAGCTGGCCGAGGCTGCCGACGACGAAGGCCGCATCTCTGCCGAGGCGCGCGAGAAATGCCGCCTCAACAGCCTCGCCCGCTGCGTGCTGGGCTGGGAGATCGAGGAAGACGGCCAGCCGGTGCCCTTCACCCATGCCAACGTCCTGCGCCTTCTGCGGGCCTCTGCGTGGGTGCATCAGCAGATCGACGGCATGGCGGGCAACCGCGCTGCATTCATGGGGGCCGAATGATGGACCGGATCGAGAGTAAGGCCGCATTCAGCGTCGATGAAGAGGGCCGGATCGAAGGCCTGGCCTCGGTCTTCGGCACAACCGATCGCGGCGGCGACATCGTCCACAAGGGCGCTTTCGCTGGCGCGAAGTTCCCCATCCCGATGCTGGCCGGGCACAATCAGGCCGAGACGGTCGGCGTCTGGGAGGAAGGCATCGAGACGCCCGAGGGCCTGCGCGTCAAGGGGCGGCTCACCCTCTCGGTGCAGCGCGCCCGTGAGATCCGCGACCTGATCCTCGCCAAGGCGCTGCAAGGGCTTTCGATTGGGTATGTGGCAACCCGCAAGAGTGCGCGGCGCGGTGGCGGCCGCGATCTACATGCCGTCGATCTTCTCGAAATCAGCGTGGTGGCGGTGCCGATGCATCCCGGCGCGCGCATCACGTCAGCAAAGGAAATGACCATGACGGAAAAAACCGAAGACAAGGACGAAGGCGCCATCGCGGCGCTGGAAGCCAAGATGACCGACCTTGAAAAGAAGGCCGACACCACGGCTCTTGTCACCCGGCTGGACAAGCTGGAAGCCAAGATGAACCGCCCGGCTGGTGAGACGAAGGCCGAGCCTGCGGAAGACCGCAAGGCCTTTGGCACCTACCTGCGCATGGGCAACAACGCCCCCGCCGAAGAGCTGAAAGCCCTGACGGTGGCAAGCGATCCGCAGGGTGGCTATCTGGCCCCGGCTGAAATGTCTGCCGAGTTCATCCGCGATCTGGTCGAGCTGTCGCCCGTTCGCAGCGTGGCAAGCGTGCGCACCACGACCGCAGGCTCGGTGATCTACCCGACCCGCACCGGCATCACGAATGCCCGGTGGCGCGGCGAGACGCAGGCGGCGGAAGCCTCGGAACCGACCTTCGGTCAAGCCGAAGTGGAAGTGAACGAGCTGGCGACCTTCACCGACATCAGCAACACGCTTCTGGCCGATGCCTCGCAGGCCGAGGCCGAGGTGCGCCTGTCCCTGACCGAAGACTTCGCCCAGAAGGAAGGCCTCGCCTTCGTGTCTGGCTCTGGCGTCGGGCAGCCCGAGGGCGTGATGACCCATGCCGGCATCGCCCATACCGTGAGCGGTCATGCCACGACCATCACCGCCGATGCGCTGATCAGGCTGATGTATGCGCAGCCCGCCACCTACCGCAACGCGGGCGTCTGGGCCATGAACGGCACCACGCTGGCCGCGCTGCGCCTTCTGAAAGACGGCCAGAACAACTTCCTCTGGCAGCCGTCCTATCAGGCAGGCCAGCCGGAAACCATCCTGGGGCGCCCGGTGATCGAGCTTCCCGACATGGACGATGTGGCAGCAGGCACTGAGCCGATCATCTTCGGCGACTTCTCGGGCTACCGGATCGTCGATCGGCTGGCCCTGTCGGTTCTGGTCAACCCGTATCTGCGGGCGACCGAGGGCATCACCCGCATTCACGCCACCCGCCGCACCGGCGCCCGCGTGATCCAGGCTGCCAAGTTCCGCAAACTTCGTATCGCAGCGGCGTAAGGGAGAAACCCAGATGCGCGACCTCTACAACACCATCGGCGCCGATCTGGCCCTTGCCCCTGCGGTTCAGACTGCAGACGCGCAAGGCCCGGCGATCCATGTCAAGGGCATCAAGGCGCTGGCCTTCGTGGTCAACACGGGCGCCATTGCCGGTGCGGGCGTCTTCGGCGTGACCATCCAGGAGAGCGAAGACGGCTCGACCGGCTGGACGAATGCCGATGCCGAGGCGATCGACACCGACGCCCCCGCAATCCTCGCGGCGGATGCGGCCTATCGCCTCGGCTATCGCGGCTATGCGCCCTATGTGCGCCTGTCGCTGACCCGGACGAGCGGCACCAGCATCGCGGCTGGCGCGGTGGCGGTTTCGCTGCCGCTTGATCGCCCGGCCAGCTGATGCCGGCGCGCGCGCCTTACCTCTGTGCTTGCGGTCATCGGGTGCCTTCGGGTGCCCGGTGCGCCTGTGCGGTGAAGCGCGATGCGGACCGCAAGGCCCGCTTTGACAAGACCCGCCCGAACAGCAGCCAGCGCGGCTATGACGGTGCCTGGGAGAAAGCCCGCAAGGCCTTCCTCGCCCGGCATCCCTACTGCGGCCGCTGTGGCGCGCTGGCGAACGTGGTTGACCACAAGAACCCGCACCGGGGCGACCGCGCCCTGTTCTGGGACAAGGCCAATTGGCAGTCCCTCTGCACCCCCTGTCACTCTGGCGCGAAGCAACGCGAAGAGCGCCGCATCATCCGTGAGGATCAATCATGACTATCTACGCAGCCAATGGCGCGAAGCTCTTTATCGGCGGGCCTCTCGCATCGAAATCGACCGACTTTGTTCTTGCCGACTATGCCGCCCAGACTTCCCTCTGGACCGAGATTGGCGAGACCGAAGGCCTCGGCTCTCTGGGTGACACCAGTGCGGAAATCACCTTCCAAGGCATCTCGGCCAACCGTGACCGGCGCCTCAAGGGCACCCGCAACGCTGGCACCATGGAGATCGTCTGCGGCCTCGATTATGCCGACGCGGGCCAGATCGACCTGCTCGCGGCTGAAAAGGCCCGTGGCGAATATGCCTTCAAGCTGGTGCTGAACGATGCGCCTGCCGGTGGCACGCCTTCGGAGCGCTACTTCGTGGCATCGGTGGCTTCGGCGGTCGAAGCGCTGGACGCAGCCAACAACGTGATGAAGCTGCAAGCCTCTCTCTGGGTGAACAGCAACATCGTGAAAGTGGACGCGGAAGCCTGAGGCGATGCTTTTCCCGACCGCAGGCAGCCGCATCTATATCGCAGACAGCCCCGCCGCGCCCGGCAGCGTGCCAGGTGGGGCGTGGGTGGAGATCGGCGAGGCCGAGGCGATTGGCTCTGTCGGCGGGCAATGGGAGCTCCATGACGAAACGGATTGTGAGGACACGATTACCCGGCCCTTCAAGGGCATTCAGACGCCCGGCGTGGTGCAGCTGGTCTTCGGCCTCGATCCTGCGGATCCGGGGCAGGTGCTTCTGCGCGATGCCTTCCGTTCGATCGATGACTTCGCGTTTCGGATCGTCCTTCGGGGCGAGACCATTAGCCGCCAATGGCGCGCGCTGGTGGTGTCGCTGTCCGAGGTCTTCGACAGCGCGAACGCGATCATCAAGCTGCAGGCCGATCTGCAGATGACTTCCGAACCCTGGCGCAGCGAGGACTGAGACATGGCAATCGTCACCTTTGAGGACATGAAATATCAGCTGGCCCTGACGGATGACGCGCCGGGCGAAGACCAGGTGCTTCTGCAAGACAAGATCGATGCGGCCCAAAACCACATCGAGCGGCTTCTGGGCTTCAAGATCGAAGAGGAGTTCGGCGGCACCGGCCAAGACCCCGTGCCGCCCGCGCTGTGCGAGGCGGTGAAGCAGCTAGCCGCATGGTGGTTTGAAAACCGGGAAGCGGGCGGCGATGCCTCGCACCCCATGCCCTTCGGCGTGGCGGAGATCGTGGCCGAATACCGGGAGTATACCTTTTGAGCGCGGACGGTGGCCTTGCCAGCTTTCAACGCAGGATGCGCGCAATCCCCAAGGCTGCGCGGGCTGCCGTCGCGCCCGCCCTGGTGCGGGCGGCAGAGGACGTAGCGGACATCATGCGCAAGCTCGCGCCCGATGATCCGAAGACCGGCGCCCCGGATCTCAAGACAAGCATCGTGGTGACGGGACCGGGGGAAACAACCCCGCCTTACTCGCAGCCGGGTGGCGCGACCGTGGTGCCCGAGAATGCGGCGGTGATCACCGCAGGCAATCCCAAGGTGAGATACGCGCACCTGCAGGAATACGGAACAACGCGCCACAATCCGCAGGCCTTCTTCTGGCCGGGCTTCCGCCTCGGTCGCGATGAGGCAATGAAGCGGATCAAGCGCGCAATCGGCAAGGCCATCAAGGAGGCGAAATGACTGCCGATCTGGAAGTGCAGAAGGCCCTGCGCGCGCGACTGGTGGGCACGCCTGCCGTGGTCGCGCTGGTGCCTGCAACATCCATCCTCGACGTGAACCAGCGCCCTGCGCCGATGCCGTCGATCATCTTGGGGGATAGCCAGGCCATAGACGAGGGCACCAGCTTTCGCCGGGCGCATGTGCGCGTGACCCATACCCTGCACCTTTGGAAGCGTGAGAAGTCGCTGGAGGGCGTCAAGACGATGGCCGCTGCAGTGCGTGGGGCGATCCATGGCGGGCGTCTTGCCCTTCCTGCGCCTCTGCACTGTGCCGATGCGCGCGTGGTCTCTCAGCGCTTCCTGCGCGATCCTGACGGGGAAACATCGCACGGCGTGGTCACTGTCGAGGTTCTGGTCTCGGGGGATGCGCCATGAAGTCGGGCAAGCTGCGCGAGGCCATCGCAATCCAGAGGGCCACCACCACGATCAACGACGCGGGCACCCCTGCCGATACCTGGACCATCATTGCCCGGCTCAGGGCTGAGAAGGTGGAGCAATCGACGGCAGAGGCGATCCGCGCCTTCGGGGCATCGGACGAAGAGCTTGTGATCTTCCGCGCCCGGTTCTTTGAGGGCGTGACGAATGCCGACCGGGTGCTGTGGAACGGCCAGACCTTCAACATCAAACAAATTGCACCCCTCGGCCATCGCGCCGGGCTCGAGCTGCGCTGTGTGAGGGTCATCCCATGAGAGGGGTCAAGCCGCACATCAAGATCGAGCGTGACGCTTTGGAAGACATGCCGCCTGCGGACTGGCTGTCGGAGGACGCGAAAGCAGAGTGGCGCCGGATCGTGCCGATCCTGGCGCAAAGGCGCATTTTGACCGAAGCGGATCTCGGGAGCGTGGAGAACTATTGCATGGCCATGGGGACCGTTCGCGAAATGGAGCGGGAGATCCAGCGCCTCGGATCTGTGCAGAAGGTCTATAAGCTCGACAAGGAAGGCAACTCCTGCCTGACCGGCATGCGGAAGAACCCGGCCGTGGCGATCCAGTCGGACGCGATGACCCGCGCGCGCCTTCTCGCGGCCGAGCTGGGCTGCACGCCGGTGTCACGATCGCGTCCGACCGTGGAGGATAATGACGGTGACGACGATCTGTTCGGCTGGGGTAACTGATGCTTCGCCCGGCGTGGATTGATGATGACAGCGACATTCCCGACCCCCTCGGGCGCGGTGCCCTTGCAGTCGAGTGGCTGCGGGCGCTGAAGCACCCAAAGAGCCGCTTGCCCGCCCGGGCCTTTCAGCTGGACCCTTGGCAAGAGCGGGTTGTTCGGCGCATCTACGGTCCGCGCCATGAAGACGGCTCACGCATCGTGCGGCGGGTGATCCTTCTCTTGCCGCGTGGCAACCGGAAGACGTCACTCTGCGCCGGCATAAATCTCCTGCACCTGGTAGGGCCGGAGCGTGAGGCGGGTGGTCTGATCATCTCGGCCGCGTCCGCGCATGAACAGGCGATGGAGTTGTTCAACGAGGCTGCCCTGATCGTGAACAACGATCATCGTCTCGCGAAGCACCTCAACATCTCGGAATACAAGTCACGCATCGCCTGCCAGAGGGCCGGGACGCGATACCTTGCCATCGCATCGGATGGGAAGACGCAGCACGGCAAGACGCCAAACGTAGTCATCGCCGACGAATTGCACGCCTGGGAAGGGCGCGCGGGCATGAAGCAATGGGAGGCGCTGGATTCGGCACTGGTGAAGGTGCCGGGCACGTTGATGCTGGTCGCAAGCACCTCGGGACGAGGTCAGGAAAACCTAGCATGGAAGACTGTCGAATATGCGATCAAGGTTCAGAAGGGGGAGATCGAAGACCCGGCAACGCTGCCGGTGATCTTCATGGCGGAAGCGCAAGATGATTGGCAGGATGAACAGCTCTGGTTCGGTGTCAATCCGGGTCTGGCCCACGGCTATCCTGATATTGATGCCTACCGGGACAAGGCGAAAAAGGCCGAACACTCTCCCTTCGACCGCGACAGCTTCCTCCAGTTCAACCTGAACCGCTGGCTCGATCAATCCACATCGCCATTCGTCGAGATGCATGTTTATGACGAGGGCGCCTTTGAGATCGACCTTGAAGAGCTGGAAGCCGAACAGGTTCCGTGCTGGCTTGGCGTCGACCTTTCCAAGAACGAAGACCTGACAGTTATTGTTGCCGCGTGGCGCGATGGCTCAGGCTATCAGGTGCAAGCCTGGTTCTTCTGCCCGGAAGATAACCTGCGGGCGCGCAGTGAACGGCACGGGGTTGACTATGTGCATTGGGCTGAGGCCGGGCACATCATTCCGACACCCGGAAACACGGTCGATCTGCGCGCCGTGGAAGGCCAGATCCGGGAGCTTTGCGCCCGCTTCAATGTGCAGGAAGTCGCATTCGACCCGACCTTTGGCCGATCGATGATGGCTGATCTTGTGGAGGATGGCCTGCCCGCAGTGGAGTTTCGGCAGGGATGGGTTTCGATGGCCCCCGCGGTAAAAGAGCTGGAGCGGGTGATCCTGTCCAGGCAGTTGCGGCACGGTGGTAACCCGGTTCTGCGGTGGAACTTCTCGAATGTGCAGGTGGAGACCGACAAGGCCGGGAACCGCATGTTTCACAAGGGCAAGAGCGGGAACAAGATCGACGGTGCAGTGGCAGCGGCGATGGCTGTCGCGCGGGCTGCGGCCGGTGGCGAGAAATTCGTGACCGCAGCCGAGTGGTTCTCAGACGACATGTACATGACCTGAAAGGGGCGGCTATGAATGCAGCGGTAGGAGCCGACGAGCGCCTTGTGGTGCTGGTGGAAGCGCGCATCAACGAATTTGAGAAGCGGCTCGCGAAGGCCGAGGGCCGGGGCACAAAGACCTATCAGAGCCTGCGGCGCGGATCCAAAGCCGCCACGGCGCAGATGGAAGCCGACATGAACCGGGCCTCTGGCCGGATCGGCAGCGCGCTGGACAGCATCAACGGATCGATCGGCGCCTTCGGCAAGGGCCTGATCGGTGGCCTTGCGGTCGGGGCCTTCACCGCTGCCCTTGGCTCGATCACCACCAATCTGCGCGCCACCCTGCGCGGCATCGGCGAGGTCGGAGACGCGGCCAAGCGGGCGGGCCTCGGTCTGGAAGCGTTTCAGGAATGGAGCTTCGTGGCCGATCAGAACCGCATCAGCGTTGATGCACTGGTGGATGGCTTCAAGGAATTGTCCTTGCGGGCTGATGAATGGATCGTGACCGGCGGCGGATCGGCAGCGGATGCCTTCAATCGTCTTGGCTTCTCGGCCACTGACCTGAAAGACCGGCTGGAAGACCCTTCTGCCCTGATGCTGGAGATCGTCGGGCGCCTGCAGCGCATGGACAAGGCGGCGCAGATCCGCATCTCTGACGAGCTGTTCGGCGGCACCGGGGGCGAGCAATTCGTCCAGCTTCTCGACCAGGGCGAGGCAGGGCTTCGCAAAACGATCGAGCGCGCCCATGAAGTCGGGCGGGTGATGGACGAGCAGCTGATCATCAAGGCGCAAGAGCTTGATCAGAAATGGGGCTTGCTGACGGAGCGTGTCGCCACCTTCGGCAAGACCGCAGCCGTCGCGCTGGCCGATCTGCCCTTTGCCATCGTGGAAAGCCGGATCGATGAGATCTTCAATGAGGCCGAGGGTCGGCACATCCTTGGCGACGAGGTCTATGAGCAGCTGAAAGAGGCGGGCGACCTGTCCGACGAACAGGTGGAGAGCCTCGGCCTTCTCAAGGGCGAATGGATGACCCTTGGCGAGGAAGCCCGGCGCACGGCCAATGCCATGGCGCAGGCCGCTGGCGAAGCGGACATGTATGGGCTGGACGCGCTTTGGGAGGTGCTGGCCAATACCTCGCAGGAAATGCGGCAACTGGCCGATGACTTCGACGCGGGCACGATCGACGGCGAGACCTTCCGCACGAAACTTGACG